TCTGAATCCTGAGAATCCTAAGTTAAGAGCCATTTCCTCATCGTTGTCAAATAGTCCGTAAGACGTACCATTAGCACCATATGAGTTTTGAGCTGCTAACATGTCATCGATTGAAAAAGACATTTCTCTATTTACAAATAGAACGTTTTCTTGGATTGCTCCTTGCTTGTCTAATCTTTCAATGATGTCATCAAAATCAGCTAAAGTAGATGGAACACCACCTGCCCAAACATTTCCTCTAGTTTCGATTGCTTCAAACATACCTTGAGTACCAGCACTGTTAGCAATTGAAGAACCAGCTGGGTAAGCAGCTCCGTTTAATTCAGCTAAAGCACCAGAAGCGTTTTCAGCAATAACACCTTCAATCATGGCCATTTCTAAGTAATCATCAAAACGTAGTCTTGTTTCATGCTCAGACTTTAAATACCATAAGTATCCAGTTGCTCCATCTTCAGTAGAAACTTCAACCCATCCGATTTGTGCAGCATCTGAACCAGATACTTCGTACTTATCTTTAATGATGATTGGCTTGTTTTCTAAGAAAATGTCTTCAGACTCTAAAGAACCAACCATACCGTTAGTACCTTGTCTGAATTCTGAACCGTATACAAATGCTGTAATCGTACCAGCGTTGAAACCTACTGATTGAGAAGCTTCGTAGTAAGCAACTTCAAAAGAGTCATCTGTACCAGCTGCTGTGTCAGCACCTACTGCTGTTACAATTGCTTTGTTTGAAGTAGCTCCACCTTCTAATGATAAGAAAAGTGTTTGACCTACTCTGAAGTTACAAGCTGCACCCGCAGTGACATAAGGAACAGCTGTAGACGCTGTAGCTCCATCCGCTTGTGTAGTTGTACAACCTTGATATTTAGTGTGTAGCCTTCCTTGCTCTGCCCACTTGATTAAGTCAGAGTTAGTTGGCATCTCAGCTCCTACCATTCTGATAAAAGAAGAGATTGTTCTGTTTCCGTATCTTTCGAATTCTTTTTCGTAAGTATCAGGTAAATACTGATTTAAGAAATCGAAATCTGTAATGTAGTTTCCAGGCAACGCAGCTTTTACCGATGATGGGCTTAACGCTGGTGCTGGAGTACCTGCTAATGCTCCTGCCATTATTTCTAATTTTTAGTTTTATTTATTCTTGTTACTTTTTATTCGTAGTGAATTTCCAGAATCTTTACTAAGAGCAGTGACTTTTAATTTTGGAGCTTGTGATGTAACAGGTTTAGACCTTAATCCCATGTCGATGTTTTTAGTAGCCTTGACATCTGCGCTGATAGCATCTGCTTTTCCTTTTTCATAAAAGAATTTAGCAAATCCATCAGGATTAAATGCAGCAGCCATAGCTTTATGATAACTTTCCGCATCTTTTAGGTAGCCTTCATTAGTTACATGTAGCTTTATAAAATTATTTAAGTCAGATTGATTTTCTTTTGTTTTATTAACATCTGATACTGTATATTTAATTTTTTGATCATTGAAACTGTATTCAAAGCCATCAAATTTATCAAAGTATGCATTTGTCTTTTCCGAAAAGAAAGCATTTCTCTTATTAATTTCATCTTGAGATACACTATTAGACTCTGCATTACTTTCTTTATTAATCTTTTCTTCGTTTGTTTTAGTTGACTCAACTATAGTGGAATAATCAGATTTTTTTTTGTTAAAGTAATCCATCGCCTCCTTATGAACTTCTTTTTTAGCTATTTTTCTTTTTCTAATGGATGCTTCATCGTCTATACTGTCATCGTAACCAAACTTTTCTCCCATCTCAAACTCTAAATCTTCAGAATCTAAGTGGGGTTTGATTTCTGAGTAATACTCGCGAATTAAGTCATCTGCTGGAATAGAATCAAAATCTCTGTTAATTTTAACAAATTCATCAAATCCTTTTCCAGTTTCCTTAGAAAATTTCAAATAACTAGAAACTTCGTCTGGTAACTTCTCTGATTCTTTTTGTTTATTTCTAAACTCATCAAGTGAAGTTATTTCATCGTTGTATCTGTTTTTCAAAAAAGAAAGAACGTCTTCCTCAGTCATCTGAGGGGTTGGTGAATCTTCCGTAACAGGAACTTCCTGAGTTGGTTTCGACTCATCAATTTTTTCTTCTTGAGCTACTTCTGTAGTTTCACCTTTTTCTTCAGTGACTTCTTCAGAATTTTTAGCTTCTGCTTTATCCAATAGTTCTTGCTCTACTTGAGCTTGACTCTTCTCTTCAGAAGAAACTTCTCTTACTTTCCAATTTTCCATTATATTTTATTTAATTTAATTTTACACAAAGTTACTAAATATTTTTATCTTGGCTCAAACTCAGCTAAATCAAAGCCATCGAGGCTATCTTCGTTGGACTCAAAGTTTATAGCTGGTAGCTTTTGTTGCCTTTGTTGAATCAATTTAGATTGCTCTGTGTTTTGTTGGCTTATTCGTTCTGATTTAGCCTCTTCTCTTTGTGTTTCCCTAGACTGAAGGGCACTAGCATCTAAACCTTTAAGTTGCATTTGATACTGGAACTCATAATCCATTAGTTGCTTTTTCAACTCAGCTTCTTTTGTCATTTTTTCAATTTGAAACTGAGCTTCAGCTTGTTCAATTTGAATTTTAGCAGCAGTCTCCATTTCAGTCTTTTTCATATTTACTTGAGCAGCCATGATTTGTGACTGTTCGTTTATCTGAGCTTGTTGCTGCATTTTTTGTTGTTCATAAGCTTGGTCTTGTTCTTGTTTCTTTTTACGCTTTAACTTCAAAACTTCATTAGCTAACTTTATGTTTTTAACTTCTCTAATGTCAATGGCATCTTCTAAAGTTATTTGATCACGTTGTAGTGCAGTTTGTATGTTAGCTTCTAATTGTGCTTTTTGCTCTTCATCAGGGGCTACTTCTATAAATATACCAAAATCATGCAGATATAAATCTTTTATAGAATCTAATAAGTTTACTTTGTATTTTCCTATTTGATTAGTGAACTCTTCTTTAAAATCAGCATATTCCAATAAGTCAGCTACTCTCAATGATAAAGCCTCCGCTAGTTTTTGTGATATCTGTAAATTAGCCTCTAGTATATGTCGTGTAGCTACGTTGGAGTTTAAAGCAGCTAGTTTTTGTAACCCAACCAATGCGTCTGGATCAGGTGTGGATGCATCTCTAGCTTGGTTTAGTCCGGTTACATCTCTAATCATATTTAAATAGTGGTTATATGAATTAATCAAACTAGCCATTTTAGCTTGCCCACTATTCGTCCCTAGTTCCTGAATCGGCACTCTAGCGTTGTTAAATTCGCCATCCTGAGTATAAGACCTTCCAATTACAGAACCTGTCTGAAAATAAAGCTTTAAAGCGTCTTCTGGATTGTAAGCGGCTCCTGTACCTAAATCTACCTCATTTAATCCATCAGCGTCAATAAAAACACCATCAGGAACTACTCTAGATATTACTTGCTGAAGTTTTAAGTGTGTTATTTGTATAAGGTCTGCAAAGTTTATCATTCTTCTTACTAATGACTCAATAACACCTTTATACATTCTTGGAGCTGCTCCAATATAATTTGGTAATGCTTTTTGTGAAGCTGAAGCAGGTCTAACCATGTTCTTTGAAAGTTCCCATTTCAACATCTTTGTACTACCCATAACCATTATTCCGTCATACCACACTTCAATTTTCTTAGACAATTTTTCAAAGTTTTCTGTTGACTCTTCTGGCGGATTGAAGTTATCGTCTTTTGGTATAATTCTTTCACCACCATTAGGTAACTTCTTCTTTTTATAAACCATTGTCTTAGTTGTCTTATATTGAAAAAACAATAAAGTAGCCACATCTTTCTGAAATAAAGTATCATAGTAAGGTCGTAAGATACCATAGTAGTTATACCATAAAGAAGATAATTGAGATATTTCCTCGAGTTCCTCATTCGTTATGTCTGGTTTTATTTGAACTAATTCCGTTATCGGTATTTGTTTTACTTCGCCATAATAAAAGCAATCTTCAAAAGTAGGGCTTTCTGTATAACTGTAAACTAAAGAAGCAGGATCAACATACTCTACTTTTACACCTGCACCTGGATAAAAATCATGCTTTACAAAACTAACCCCTAATGTCATTAAATCGTAATTCATTCTTTGACGAATCCTAGTTTTGTAGTGGTTCATTTCTAAAACCGTATTGATGGCTTCTTCTTCTGCTATTTCAATAGCTGGTTTATAATTCATTTGCATATACAAATCTAACTCAGCACTATTGGTGGGTAGTTCATCTTGAGGAGTGTTAAACATATCTATCCCTAATTGCTCTTGAGTTATGTCCAGAATTGGTTTTGCAATCATGTCAGCTTCAATTAAGTTTTGAAACTCTTGCCTCTTTTCATTTGACAATGCGTCTTGTGCATATGCTTTAACATCAAATAACCTGTCTCCCATTCCATTTACGACAATATCCACAAACTTTGGTATAATAGGAACAGGGGTCCAATCTAAATTCAAATACGATAAATCACCATCTACAGCAATTTCATTTTTATACTTACCTATTGGTTGTTCTCCTCTTGCATAAAGTTTTCTTCTATGAAACTCTAACCACTGACTGTAAAAACGACATCCGTTTCCATCTCTTCTAAACCATTCATATTGTATTGACTGACCTACTTGTTGGCCGTATTCCATTGAAGACTTAACAGAATCGCTAACGTCTTGATTTGGAAAATTTGCGGGGTTGATAACTACGTTTATATTCTTCATTTATTTTAAGATTGTGCTGGTTTTGCCTTTATTGTCGTATCTTGCAAATTTAATGCTTATTTTTGACTCTTTTTTAACAGGGGTGTATAAATGCCTTTGATTTGCCATAATAGCTAGTCCTGAGCTAATTGAAGCATCATATTTAGTCCTATTGTTTATATTAAATTTTGCCCAATCATTTAAAGTTCTATTAAAGTACATTGAACCTATTTCATCGGCATCTCTATAAACTCCATCTAAATCAAAGCCAACGTGTTTTTCTATGTAACTCTCTATAGCAGCTGCATGTGATTGTTTTATATCTTCAGAAGAATTTGGTATTCCTCCTAACTCTTTTTCTGATTTTGAAAGTTTGTGAGAAGGTTTATCAGGTCGATTCATGCTGAACCCCCTGTATCCTCTGTTTTTTAAATGATACAATAACCTAGGTTTGTTATTCTCTACAAGGATTGGCATACCATAAAAAACACAAGCCATTAATACTTCTTCAAAAAATATCTCAGCTGTTTGTGGTCTAGCTATATACTCAAGAAAAAACTCGTTAGAAGGAGCGTCATCCATGTTAAATTTAGTTAAACCATGTAAAGCTCCGTTAGAACCTATACCTCCAACTGTTCCTGATATATCATAACTGTCACAACCAAAAGCTCCTAAGTGGTCATTACCTGGATACTTAACTCCATTTCTTATTATGTAATTGTTTTGCAGATGTTGAGGTGGAGTCCATGATATTAAAAATCTACCTCTATTATTTGGATGCCAAACTACTTCAGAATCTTTTACTCCATCTTTCCAAGAGAACGAACCTCTAGTAAAATAATGTTCCGAAATAACAGAATCATTGTAATCAATTTGTTGATATATTTTATTTAAATTAAATATAGAGTATTTTGTTTCGTCTCTAAATGCGTGTTCTTTTGTTCTTGGAAACTGTCTATAAAACTCATTTAACGCATCTCCATCGTCTCTTAGGGAGTCTACTTCGTTTTTCCAATAATCAATAACACCAATATTTATATATTCATCATCTACTCCTTTAACTTTTTTATCAGGAGTCCTAAATACAGGAAAACCAAATTCATCTATATACCCTTCAAAGTTCCACTCCATTGGAATAAACAAAGAATAAAGACCGCTTTTGGTTTGGCCATTAGCATTTCTTTTGGTAACATCCGAATCGTTAAATAACTTTTTAAAGTTTTCTCCTCCCTTATCTAATGCATTAGACGTAGAACCCATCATACATTTTCCAACTATCCTGCTACCTAATCTCAAACAAGTTTTTGTTACCCTCCAATTGTTTAGGATGTTTTCAGGTTTCTCCCATTTGCCGCTTTCATCGTGTACTAATAATAATAGTTTTTCACCATCGTAAGAGTTATCAGAGGTGTTTTTCCAATCTATAACCGTATCTAATCCATCTAGTTTTAGTTCTTGTTCTTTGTCTAAACTTTTTCTAGTAATCTTACTAGCTGGAACACGATAAGCTAATTCAGTCTTAGGTTTGTCCATACCATCTTGTATAGGTTTAAAAAAGAACGGATATCGTGTGGATATAGGAACTATTTTGTCTGTGAACATTTTTTTAGCATCTCCCCCTGTCTTAGATAAAACTCCAACTCTAGCGTCTCTAGTTATTGTGGCTTGGTTAACTGCTTCGGATGAACTCATAAAAGAAAAACCTGAACGTCTGTTTTTTAAGTAGCACATTCCAAAACATCTTTTGTCAGCTTTGCATGCTTCCCAGAATATATAAAACAGCCTATTGCTTTCTCTAAACTCAGGAAACCCTACATCAATTTTACTCCATTGTAAATACATATAGTGAGATCCTGTTATGTAAGTTGGCTTATTATTATTCATGAACCAATACCCTTCTTCTCTGTTTACAAACTCTTCCTCTACATAATTAACCCATTTATTTTTAAATGAAGATTCTTTTTTTTGCCAATCAAAAATCGTTTTAAGATAACTTAATTCTTTAGGCATTTCTTTTCTAACCCATTTATTATACCTAGAGTTGCATTTTTTAGGAGTCTTAGGTAACCCGATTTTTAATCCTTGAATGTTGTATACTTCACCTAATGTACCGTCTTTTGATATTATAATAACATCGTACTTTTCGTTGTAGCCATACTCCCATTTTTTATGTTTGTTTTTTGTAGACAGTACTGTCTTCGGTATGTATTCTTCTAATACATCTACTAGTTGTACAGACTCTTGTACAGAAGTGTTATTTTGAATTCCTTTCGGCAAATCCTGTGAATGTTTCTTTTTTTATTGGCTTTTCTTCTAAAATTGCTCTTTCTGATTCTATTCTATTTAATATTTCAAAAGCATCAAATATGGCTAGTTTTTTAGTAGCCGCTGCATTTTTTAACCTATCCGCAGCTAAGTCATCATCTGCATCATATTTTATTATATCTTCTTTAGCAACTTTAATAAGTTCTTTTACAGCCACCTCTCCAGCTGCAATAATATCAGACTTTAATTTTTTTATTTTTAAATCGTCACGCATATTTTTCTACTATCTACTCTATATAATATTTCATCGTCAATTTTAAATTCATATTCGACATCAGGGCTAAAAACCACAATGTCATCTTTATCTAAACCTAAGTCATCTAAATACTTATTTGACGTATGTATTTTACCTAATAATTCTTCGTGTTTGTCTAAAGATAATAAATCTCCCTTTTCTTTTTCAATAGGTTTTATAAAACAGTACCTTCCAGTAGAGTTCCATTTGTTATCTCTAAAATAAAAATAAATTTGTTCGTTTGGAACTAAGTATAAATCATCTTTAAAATGACATGGGCCTGATTCTTCTACGCCTTTCATATTGTAAAAACGCCTAAAAACATTATGATGAACAATTACATTGTCACCTGTCTTCACTTTACCTTCATATCCAACGGGAGTTTCTAAAACTTTTGCTATTCTATTGGTTGTGGTGTGGTCCTCTTGAGATGTGCTTATTATAAGTTTTTTATTTCCTTTTTTACTAATATTATCATACCTCTGCCCATTTAATGGTGTGACTAAAAAGTCTAACAATGGTTTTATTTTCATATTAATAATTTATATTATACTCTATAACAAGGGGCATAGATTCATTAAAAAACTTCCAAGGAATTATTTCTTGTTTGTCATTTTCAATATACACCACATATCCTTGTTGAGGTTCTGGAGAACGAGATATACTATGAATAATGTAAGTTGACAATACTTTTTGACCTACTACGTAATTCATAGAAGATTTATAGTCTGAACCTATAGAGACTTTTCTAATATATTGCATTTTATTTTATTTTAATTAACTCTTATGGAGTTACAATGGCTAGTGTAGCTGGGCTAGGCACAGGACCACCAGCAACTCCAACTATATATATACTACCAATAGGTAGTCCAGCAGCAAGTGCAGCGGCATTATCAGGCTGTAATGTTAAATGACCAGGTGTACCATAACCAGTACCTACTGCATCTCCAAAACATATTAAAGGTGTGTTTATGGCAGCTGGGTTTGCGGCTGGTCCAATCATAACTTGATCAGGAGAAATAGCGGCAGCACCGGTTCCAATAACAACTGAAGTTGCAAAACCACTTGCGTTAGCACCTATAACAACTCCTTCTGAGTGACCTGGATTAGATACATCTGCTAGATTTCCAATAATAACATTGTCACCACCTGTTGTTAGTGTAGACGCTGTTCTTTCACCAAGAACTGTGTTGTTATCTCCGCTAATTAAGTTATTAGCAGCACTAGACCCAATTAAAGTGTTTTTTTCAGCATTAGTAGAAGCACCCCCTGAAAGATTTCCAACAAATGTATTTCCGTTTGCTGTATTAATTTGACCTGCTGACCTACCAATATAAACATTAGCGTTTCCTCCGTTTGCTCGACCCGCTTGGTATCCTATAGCAACAAATCTATCGTCAGTAGCTCCCCAACCAGCTTCAAATCCTATTGCTACTGCTTGATTCAGTCCAGTCGCAATGTTAGCATTACCAGCTGCAGATTCTCCAATAAGAGTAGAAAAAGAAGAAGCTGTAGTTTGAACACCTAATGCTTGTGCTCCAATTACAACATTTTTCTCTCCAGCAGTTAAGGCATCTGCACTATTCCAACCTATCACGATGTTTTGATTGTTGGTGTTTCCTGTAAGGTCTCTTAATGCTTCTGAACCAATAGCTATGTTTCGTATAGAATCTAAACTATTTGCCGAGGCTCTTGTACCTATTGCTATGTTGTCTGAACCTTGCGTACTTGTAGTAAGAGCATTTACACCTATTGCTACATTATCGCCTCCAATAGTTAAAGCATCTCCCGCACTTTTACCAACAGCCACATTGCTTACACCAGTTGTTAAACTTTCTAATGCGCTTACCCCAATACCTGTGTTATTATCACCTACTAAACTTGTACTATCTAACGCTAGATTTCCTAAACCAACATTGTTTTCTCCGTATGGATGTGTAGCATTGACTCTGTAAAAACCTCTTATTAAAGTTTTAGCAGCAGCTGTTCCTAGTTGTATGTCATAATTTGGTAATGCTGGGCTGTTGTTGTCTACCTGTATTAAATTAGTTTCTACCGCTTTACCAACTTCTCCTGCTAAATTGCTTCCAATAAATATTTCTTTAGCGGTCAAATTAGGAAGGTCGTTAGTTCTACCCGTGCAAGTAACTTGAATATCTGTTTGACCCGCTGTTCTTGATATAATACCTACGTTCTGAACAAACTCCGTAGCATCTACTGGTCTGTCCACGGTTAAACTTCCAGATGTACTAACGTAAACTATGTCTCCTACAGATGGAGTTCCGCTTATTGCAACTGATACATTTTCTAATAAACCTACAATTATTATTTTACCATCAGAACCATTAGGTATATCTGCTAATACTAAACCGCTTGCTGGCATCAATGTGTCAAATCTATAATCAGCTTCTTCTACCAATGGTAGTCCAGCTGGATTTGTGTCTAAATGTACAGCTGCTCCTTTTACTAATGGAGCTCCAGATTGGTTTCTTACATCTTTAACTACAACTGTTGGGCTTAGTGCAGAAGCATTAACCCATTGTGGAGCAAGACCTGGACCTTGAGAAGCCATTAATTGACCTGCTACACCTGGACTACCTGCCGTGCCGTTAGTAGCAACAGGAGGTTGACTTGAGCTAGTCGTAAAAGTAGATGGAGTTCCTCCGAGTCTTATTTCATTATGGAAGTTATGAGGAGTTACTGAATTTATGTTGTCAGCTCCTCCCGCTCCATTTCCTCTAATATAAAGCGAACTCGAGCCACTAAATATTTTAAATTCTAAAGCACTACTACCTTGAACAAAAGTCCCATCTGACCTTGTGTTATTTGTAGGACCACCTATTACTATCTTACTATTTATAGTTCCATTCGTTTGAACATAAGTGTCTTCATTAGATTTTAATACCGCTGAATCTCCTCCCGTTAATGAAAGAGCAGCGCCTGAGCTTACTGAGATATTTCCTGGAGAATCTACTGTTATAGGGTCTGCTGCATCAATATCTATTAATCCACCTGCACTTATGGTCATATCATTTCCACCTATTAAAGTTATGTTTCCTGCAATAGCGTCATTAGCGCCAATATAAACAGGACCATCACTATCAAAAATAACACTACCTAATCTAGCTCCAGCTGATCCTGCTTGAAACTCCACTCCTGCAACAGGAGGTACAAATCTATATATTCGTCCCGCTGTGGGTACAATGAAATTTAAATCAGTATTGGGCTCGGCTAATATTTCACCATTATTTAATATCAAATCACTATTGCTATCGCTTAATTTTATATTTCCACTAGTTATTGTAATTCTATCTTGAACTGTTGGACCACTTGCGTTTAAACCAATATAAGTTACGTTTCCTACACCTAAAACATTTGACCCTAAATTGATTGAACCATTCCAAGGGTTTTGGCTGTTATAAGCATCCGCTGACCCAGGAGATGCAGTAGGTGAGGCGTTTAAAACTTCCAATAAAGTAACTTCACCGTCTATAAAGTCAGCTAGTGCTTGTACAGTAACAGTTTTAGTTAAATCAGCGGTAGTAGATGTATCGGTTAAAACTAAGTAGTCACTCGCTAATGGAGTGATATTAGGATAAGCAGTAGTATTTGATATTTTAGCCATTTTCTTTTTCGGTTATTTCTCCAGTTTTTATGTTAACTACTGAATTTTCACCGTATTTTTTAATTAGGCTTTCTTCCAGAAGTTTGAACTGGCTTTTTAATTCGTTTATGTCTTGAATTACGCTTTGTTTGTGTAACTCAACTTCTCCTAGTTGTAATTTAAACGATTGAAATCTTGTTTGAAGATTTTGTAATTGTTCTAATTCTTGACTAGTTACTTTTTTAGTTTCAGTTTTTAATGTTTCCATTTTATTAAATTTTAATTATTGTTATAATGCAAAGATAGTTATTTTTTGTCTTTCATAGTCGAACCATAGAAATATCCAGTAATACTCAAAGCTATACCTTCTGTGATACCGATTAAGTGAATCCATATCTCTTTATTATGCTCAGGTATTTTTAAATAAACTATAGCGTAAACTAAGAAAGCAAAAGCAGATAATCCCACTAATCCTGTAAGATTAAACATTAAATCAAACTTCTTCACTTTAGAAACTTCTATTTCTCTTTTACGAGCTGAGTCTCTATCTTCTACTTCTAACTTATAAACCTCTACGATTTGTGCATGAAGCTGTGCTTTTTCTTCAGGTGTTAAATCAGGATCCTGAGAAATAAGGTTTTTAACGATTCCAAGGCTGCCACTGTCTGGTAATACATCCCCAATAACGTCTAATATTTTAGGAGCTTTTGTTTTTAAAAACTGCCCTACTTTAGTATCTTTTAATTTAGTTTTCATTTTCCAAATATGGCTTCAAGAAAAGTTCCTATACTTGCTCCGAATATGGCTAGTGAAGTCCAAAACTTTTTTTCTAAACTTCTTATTCTATTTTCGTGGTCGTTTTTTTGCTTGCTAATTTCTTCTAGCTTGGTTGTGATGATAGCTTGTCCCTCCAGTAACTGATTTATTTTTTCTTCCATTGTTTGTAACGTGTTCTGTTGTTACTGTCTTTGTAAG